GTCGAAATTCCTACGCGAATGCGCGGTTTACGACTGTGTTATGTTGACAGGTCTGCGTACTCAGGATTGAATGTCCTGCTAGGTCTCTTGGAGACTATGCTAGACTATGATGTCGACTTTCTTAAAAAGAATTCTGTCGACTCAATCCTCAGTTTTGTACGACCCCTTCTAGGGATGGATCACGCTTTAGCTATCAAAAGGCTGAAGTATGTGACGTCGTACTGGTTTGCGAAGTTCCTCCATGATGAACTGCCCCCGGTTGACTGGCTTCCACATATCGATGTGGCTCATGAGCTGAAAAACGCTCATAGAGAGGTTAAGCAGATTCAACCAGATCATTGGCTGTTCACTGGTAGTGTTCGTAGGTATCTCCGTGATCGTATGGTCTCTGTGACCGCTAAGAATGCGAAGTTCTTTTACTCGCTTCTTCAGGCTAAGAGAGCCTGTGATCCGGTTCCTGATACATTCGTCCAGGGTGCTTTGGAAAAGCACCGGAAAGTGATTGGTACAGCCTCATCGGGCTTAACCATTGCACTCCATGACGAAATAGAACACAAGGTTGATCAAATTTTATCTGGTTGGACCCCTTTTGAGGATCGCCAATGTGAGCCTAGCCACTCTGCTTCTTTTGAAGTATCGAGATGTGACGGTGGTCAACACCGTGCTCTTATTGATCAGCTTGACGGCCCTGTAGTGCCAGACGATTTAGTCGGCATGGTCGAAGTACGACCTGGTGTCGTCGAGGAACGTCGTGGGTGGCTTGCACCCAATCGTGCTGACCTTCTCTATTCTGCATACGTGCATGAGAATGGTCGCGACTGTATCTCCCTTCGTGAAACGAAGTGGATGGCTGTTGCCGTCCCAAGTGGAGATGCACCTCATGTCTCTTGGAACATTTGTTATGTTCCTGCGGAGGGTGAAGAGTTTCTCTCCCTTCCTGCTATAGACGGGGCGGGTCAAATGACCTGTAAGGTCGCAACTGTGCTTGAGCCTTTAAAGGTTCGTACGGTCACGAAAGGTAGAGCGCAAGCCTACCAAGCAGTACATGGCGTCCAAAAGTGGATGCATGGCAATTTACGCCGTACTGATGTCTTCCGTCTGATAGGTCAGACCGTTGATGAGAACGTCATCAAGGAGCTCTTTGAAAAGAGGCTCCCGGGTGAGAAGTTCATATCCGGTGACTATTCAGCTGCCACTGATAATCTTAAGATTGATGTGACAAAGACGCTCTTTGAGCGCATACTCTTTAGGCTCGCAAATGACCTCGAGTATAGTGATGAAGCCTTACAGCTCGTCACCTTATGCCGGAAAGTCCTCTACGAACACATTGTGTCGTATCCGAAGGACTCTGGCTTGGAAGACGTAAAGCAGGCAACTGGACAGTTGATGGGT